ATCATTATCGAAACGCCTGAACGTCAATATTATTTTTCCGGCTAGTGCAATATACTCGGACATCCAATCGCAATAATTACCTCCCAGTATTTGTTTATTTGGGAATTTTGATAAAAATGCTTTTACAGATGGCCATTTGCTCTTATTTATTACGCAATAATTAAGGTCTATCATTTTATTTCTCCCTATTGTTTCGTATCCAATCACCTCAGCCCATCCTACCCGCCTGCCAGGTGCAGGAGCTAGGCTCGCTGGCTCCCTGGTTGTTGTGAGATGATTCTTAATCTCTATACACAGTATACACAATTGTGTAGAGAATGTCAAATAAAAAAATTATAGTTTTTGTTTTTTTTCTAAATTAATTTTTCTTTCAATCATTTCTATTTTTTCTTTCAGCGCTAATTCCGCGAATGCGCTATAACTAATGTCTAGCGATCCGGCTATTGATTTGACATGGATATATAATTTGCTGTCGATCATCAACTGTACCCTGCGTTTCAATTTTTGCTCCTCGTGTTGTGGTTGCTAATTGCTAACTATCTATAGTATACACAATTGTGTTAGATGTGTCAATAGCTATTTGCAATTATTTTATATTTATTTTCGCCTGCATGTAAGCCATTGATTACGTTGAGAATCCATTATGTAATTGGCGATTGCCTGGCGGGATCTCGCTGGCGACAGCCTCCCCGCTCCAACGATAGCCTCCCCGACTAATATAACTCTACAGACTTATAATTGTACAATATAACCCTCCAAGGTTATAATTTGGTTGACACTCCAATTGACACTCCAATTAGAGTGTGATACTATATATGTGATAGTTTCAATAGCGTCCCCTATTGAGGAGACACTATTGAGGAGTGCGATTAGTATACTGATTGGAGTGTTTGTAATATGGTGTTTGTAATATGGTGTTTGTAATATGGCCGCAAAAATACGATCCGCGTTACAAATAGAGCAGGATAGAGTAAAAATAGCAGAGCTGTATTGTCAGGGCTGGACTCAACAGAAAATAGCAGAGCAAATAGGTGTCACGTATCAGCAAATTGCCTATGATTTGAAAAAAATTCGTGAAAATTGGAGAGCCAGGGCAGCTAATAGTATTGAAGAGCGTAAGTTTGATGAACTAGCGAAAATTGATAATCTTGAGCGAGTTTATTGGGAAAAATGTGAGCTAAGCGTTACAGATGATTTTTCCCAGGGTCAAAAATGTTGGCTGGATGGTGTGCAATGGTGCATTGATACCAGGGCTAGAATATTTGGCATTTACGCTCCAACTAAAACCAAAAACGACACTATGGTTACGATAGATCCAGTCGCACAAAAAGCAGCAATGGAGCGAGCAAAAAAGCTCCTGCTTAAGCAAGCAATCCAGGAACAGCAAGCAAAAAAATAGCAATATTTTCATGCATTTGTGTTAGTTCGGAGAGTTTATGATTTTATCCATCATCCAAGATTCTACACAAGAAAATATCACTCCTACTATTATTTTCGAAGATGATCAGGCTATTTCCGGTGATCGAATAGAGCGAGATTGTATCCAGTCTGCTCCCCTGTCCCTGGTCGAGGATGGCTATCTCAAAATCCAAACCAAAAACATAGAATCCGGTGGTCTCACTCCACTGATCCCCAACAGGCCACAACGTCGTTTTCTTAAGCTATTCAAAGAGTTACGTGTAACAGGCGAACAAATACGCATAGCGATTCTGAAAGCTCGGCAATGGGGAGGCACAACCATCACCGATGCGATTATGTACGCATATGCCAGTCAACAGAGCAATATACACGGTATGATTATTGCCGATGACAGTAAGGGCAGCAGCTATATATTGGGCATGGCCAGGGGCATTCATGAGCACATGGAGGCGGATTACCCTCACCTGGTCCCCAAATCTCACCACAGCAACCGGCTGGAGCTGTCGTTCACTGGCACGAAATCGATCATATATATAGATACGGGGGAAAATGAGGCGGCAGGGCAAAAATATACTCTTCATTATCTCCATTGCTCGGAAGTTGCCAAATTTCACTACACGGATACGCTATTTAAGGGGCTGTTTCCGGCAGTAGCCAAAGTACCAGGTGCATTCATCGTGTTGGAATCAACGGCTAATGGCTCTGGCGATTATTGGCACAGGTTAGTGTTAGAGGCGCAGGCAGGTACATCCAACTGGGCGTTATTTTTCGTTCCCTGGATGGAGCATGAGGAATATTCCATACCATTTTCTGAGCAAGAGAAACAAGCGCTGTTATCCAGCCTGAATGATGAAGAGGAAGTCCTGCTAAGCATGGAGTATGAAACTATTGATGGAATGCTCAGGGTAACGCCCGAACAACTCAATTGGAGGCGACGGATTCTAGTCGATGAGTTTCACGGCGACTTGGATTCATTTCACGAGATGTATCCAGCTACGATAGAAGAGGCGTTTCTCACCAGTGGTAGACCAGCGTTCAATGCCACCAAGTTGCAATCCATGTACAGTTATGTCATCAGCCAGCCACAGCCGGATATCGGTGATTTGGTGTTTGCTACTCAGGCCGATATTGGCAACAGTAATTTTATTCTCACTCTGGAAAGCGTGCTGTTTGACCCAAACAAACGAGGCAATTGGCAGATATGGGAGTTACCTGATACTGCCCATGAGTACGTGATAGGCGTAGATCCAGCAGGAGGCGAGGAGGTAGAAGGCATAGTCGAAGGTAAAAACTGGGATTTTGGTGATATATTGGTGTTCAGGAGAGGATATGGCTATGATAACAAGATGTATCAAGTGGCGCAGTATCGTAGCCGGATAGATCCTGATCTATTGGCAGATGAGGTGTATTTTGCGTATATGGCATACGGCAAGTCAGCTATTATGCTGGAGGTTAACAACCACGGCAGGACTACAGCGGATCATCTCAAACACAGAGCATTAGTATGGCATCGTGAAATATTTGATGAGCAGACCAAAAAGCGCACAAAAAAAATAGGATGGTATACCAGTCCCGGTCAGAACGGCACGAAAAAACTGATGATTAATGCTTTAGGCGAGGCTATACGGGATAATTGGATTGTGGTACGCTCGCCTATTCTGGCCAAAGAGTGCCAAACGTATGTAGTTGCCAGCAATGGCACGACTAATGCGCAGTCAGGATGCTATGACGACACGGTGATGGCCGCAGCATTAGCGGTGCAGGCGCATATCAGGTTGCCGAGGAGGGGTGCATACAAGGCGGTGCAGACTGTTAATTTAGGGAGTGTGAGATAATGGAAGAAATACAGAAAAATAAGCAGATTGAGGCAATGAAGTGTGCTCTCAATCCAATAATGATTTTTGACCCAACAGAACCGGAGAGGATTAAGCTGGCCCCGAGTAGGGTAACTGGATTTGGTACAGAAGAGGAAGCGCCAATTGTGGGAGATGGTGGATGGTGAACGTAATTAGCGGGAAGGATGTTATTGCTCGGCCAGGGCTCAAGAATGAGATTGCAGCGATACTGGACAGTGATTGGACTACAGGGGATATGTCAAAGGAGGATAGACCTGAATGTCTGGATTGGCAGTCAGGAGTAATTGTTGGCATGGTGTCGAAAATCGAAGATATCAATAATGCAATAGATATAATTGCGACATATGTAGAAATAAGCGATTTTATAGCCGGTGTATACGAATTTCATTCTTCTTTGGTAATATTATCAAGGAAGGCGAATATAACGACAGGGAAAATTTTACAGTTACTCAAAAAGTAACGTTAATTTCAACCAACGTCGTAAATGTTTGATTTATAAGGTATTACGAAATAATAATGTATGGTAAGTGTTTGATTTTATTACGATTGTTTTGTCAAGTTTATAGTATTTTAGGAATATCTTTTCCATGTGCCTAGCACTTTTTTATCATGTATTGTTCATTTTGTCAAAGGCTGGTAATTGTGGTCTAGTGGCTATTTGGTGGGATTATTGTAACATATTGGGGATTAGCTGTTAATTTTGCATAAGTTAACTTTTTTCGATATATTAAAGCTGTTATCTGGACGTAAAATAAAAGATAGTGCGTGCATTGTTTATTTGTGGGGAAAGCAACATAACAAAATAGGTAAACAAATAATTACAGTCCCCTCATTTTAAATGGGGGGCAAAACCTGACATAAATAAAAAAACATAATCCAGGGTTTCGCCAACGACCGGCCAGTCAGCGGCGAACGAAAGAAACAACGAAGGGGCACAGTGAGGGCTCACTCTCACACTGTGCCCCTTTTTTGTTTACCCTGACAGCCAGAAAGTAATCGGATGAAAAAACGCAGGGAATTACAAATCGAAGACAAGCGAATACTGTACATAGTACAGGAGGATATCGACAAAGATAAAGCGGCTACGTCAGAGTATAGGGAAAATCTTAAAGAGTGGGACGAGCTATACAGAGCGAAAGAAGTTGTAGTCAAGGATCGTGCATTCAATATAAAACTCCCATTAACCAAAATTGCCGTTAAGTCGATCAAGGCTCGGCTGATGCAACTATTAACCAAGCGGCGCACATTCAGGCCGACCGAAGAAAACGACGTTGAGAAGATTCAGATGAACGAGGATTTCTTTGCCTGGATAATCGAATCACATCTTGAGGGCAGATTTGGATTCCTTGATCTGGGAGCCTCTACGATTATGACTAAAGGGACGGTAATATCTTCTGTCACCTGGGAGCGTGAAGAAGAGAAGGTGATCGACTACAGGTATTACCCGGCAACGGAGGAGCGGGAACAGCAATTACCGGATGGTTCCGTTCAGATGGTTACTGTTGAGCTAACCAGCGATGATATTATTCAGGATTTATTCCCGGAAAGCGAACAATTACGAATTACCGACCAACAGGAAGTTGGTGAGGATCACCTGCGCATTAAGTACGACGAGCACGTACCGGATAAAACCGGGCCGGAACAGTGGAAAGAAAGAGTCTGCGAGATTGATTTTTCTATTGATGAGGCAAAAAATGAGATCGTAGCCAGGGTGGAGAAGATCACCGTCAAGTATGAGGGAGCAAGGGAAAGAATAGAGAATTTTGACGCTATTTCTTTTCCTGTTGATGCTGAGAGTTTACAGGTCTGCGATCACGTTAATATTGATTTTTGTACCACCGTGTCGGACTTGCTCGTTAAGAGGGATGCCGGGATTTACGATTTTACGGACGAAGAGCTTGATCGGATCAAAGCGGTATCCAACCATGCATGGAAGGTTGAGCAGGGCGGCACTACACAGGCAGAGAAAGATAACGAGGGCACGGTTAACGATGATCTCCCGACTAACTCCATCTATGTAAATGGTGTAGAATCATATTATGCCTGGGATGTGGACAGTAAGGGATATCTTGAGCAGGTTATCTTTACGTCTATCCCTGACGCTAATATAGTTATCAGGAAGAAACGCCTCAATGAAGTGTTTAGACATGGAAAAAGGCCGTTACAGTCGGGCGTATGGGATATAAGAGAGCATAGATTGCTCGGCATCGGGCTTGTCGAGGAGATGGCTCCATTGCAAAAGTTGATCAACGATATTATCAATATTGTACTCAATGCGAGTAGCTTCGCCCTTAATCCTCCTGGGTTTGTTGACATGTCAGGAACGGAGATTAAGGGCAATATCAAATATAAACCTGGGGAATTAACCCCTATTTCCGGGCCACCTCCATATTTCCTGCAATATCCGGCAAATTTTCCGGTAGGCTTTGAGTTGCTAAAATTCTTCATTGATATATTTCAGCGTGATTCTGCTGCGTCCGATCAGATCCAGGGGCAAAAGGGCGGTGTTGACACCGCGACGGCTACGGTTAGGTTGATCCAGGAGGCGTATCAGAATATGAGCCTCAATATTTCCCGTGTGGTTGAATGGATCAAGCAGGTTGACCGGCAAATTTGGCAGCTATACAGGGCATATATGCCGGATTCATTTAAATATCGAGTCATGGGACCGGATAGCAAATATGAATTTTTTGAGATGACCAGGGCAGACCTGTTGCTTAACCCCGACATCGCACTTGAGGTTAATGTTGAGGAAACCAGCAAGCAGTACGTTCAGGAGGTAGCTAATGAAATGATGCAAACTATAGCCATGAATCCGTTGTTGCTACAAGCAGGAGTTATCGACCCATCAAAAATATACAATGCGGCCAAGAATGTACTTGAAGCTTACGGAGTCAAGAATTATTCCAAATATCTGAATGAGCCGGAAGTTATTGAGTCGGTAGATCCTGAGCAAGAAAATTATCAGTTGGTGGAGGGTAAGGACGTAGGAATCAGCCCACTTGATAATGATCAGGAGCATTTACAGGAGCATCAAGCGTTTATTGAGGCCATTCCTAATCTTGTCGGGTTTGGCGAAGTAGATGCTCTGATGCAGCGCAATAGCAACCATATGATGTTGCACACGCGGCAAGCGCAGATGAAGGCGATGCAGCAAATGCAGATGATACAGCAAGCACAGGCACAGCAAGAGGCTGGGGGGCAGGGGAAGAAGTCCGGGCAGACTGATGATATGCAAGGCAAAGTTTCTGGAAGGATACCACCGGGAGCAGCCGGGCCATTTCAGCAACAGAATATTCCAAATATGGGGGCAGTGTGATGGGCACAAGTAAAGAATATGCGAACAAGAAGCCGGTTATCAGGATAGGGTGTGATAATAACCGTGCAGGGAAGACAGGGAGTGAAGATTTATGAATAAAAAATACGTACATAAGCCAACAATAATTACCGCTGTCCAGTGGTTCAAGCATGGCGATATGGATTGTGTTACGCCATATCAAGGATTGGTGATGAAACCATTGTCAACTACGCATGGCTCGCTGCAAACAAGGTTCAGGCCGGTCATGGTTCATCCAGGTGATTATATCCTCGCTGATAATAGCGGCAATATGTGGTGTATCAGTGAGGAAGATTTTAAGGCTAATTATGAGGGGGTTGTCGGGAATAGCGCTATTAGATTTACTCCTGCAAGCGCTATTTTTTCGTTTGCTGCGTGGCTTACGGGTAGGAAGGAACCAATCACGATATCAAGCGCTAACGATTGCGTAGCCGTTGTTGATCTGGTAGACGAATTTTGCAAGAAGAATAATTTAGAGCTGTCAAACAATCAAAGTTCGGAGCCTTATCAACTACCCACGGCTAAAGCCGGGGGTTTGTAGTTCCAGGAGCAGGAGCATAGAGAGCATCAGAGTGGACTACGATAGGCTTATTG